AGGTAGAACAACTAGCTAATGCTATGCCACGTCATGTGCTTACTAAGGTACAGAATAGACCCAAGGTGATGTATCGTAAAGATGGTAGCCTAAGCAGTCACGGGGAGAACTTTGAGGCTCTGAGAAAGCAGTACAAGCAGCCTGAGACGGTACAGAGTTTTGTTGTGCAGACAGGAGAAGAACGGGGTAATCCCAACTCAGTGTCACAGATCAAGGATTGGCTGTTTAGTATTGGGTGGCAACCTAGAACATTTAAGTTTGTAAGAGAGGCTAATGGTGATGAACGACAGATTGAACAAGTCAGGAAAGATGGGGAACTATGCCCGTCAGTTAAGAAGCTGGCTGTTAACGATCCTGCTGTTTCTATTCTGGATGGTCTTTCTGTTCTTACTCACAGAATCGGGATACTCAAGGCGTTCCTAGAGTGTGAGGTAGATGGATACCTAGAAGCTGGTGTGGCTGGCATGACTAACACTATGCGGTTTAAACACGCTAAACCTTTGGTTAACCTCCCCTCAGTGGAAAAGCCCTATGGTGCTGAGATACGAGGATGCCTGATTGCCCCAGACGGTTATGTGTTATGTGGTGCGGATATGACTAGCTTAGAGGATACAACTAAGAGACACTATATGCAGCCACTAGACCCTGAGTATGTAGCAGAAATGTCAAAACCAGGATTTGACCCACATCTTGACTTAGCTAAACATGCTGGTGTCATCAGCCAAGAGGATATAGACAAGCACAACACAGGTGAGGTTAGCCTTAAGGCATTACGCAAGAACTACAAGGTAGTCAACTACAGTGCCACGTATGGTGTCAAAGAGGCTACTCTGTCTCGTACTACAGGTATGAAGAAGTCTGAGGCTAAGAAACTACTCGCTGCCTTCTGGGATCGTAACTGGTCCGTAGAGGCCGTGGCAAAGGGTGTACGTGTACGGGAACCACAGGGGCTAGGGGGTATGTGGCTAAAGAACCCAGTTAGTGGTTTCTGGTACAGCCTACGCAGTGAGAAGGACCGCTTCAGTACACTTAATCAAGGTACAGGCGTCTATTGCTTTGACACTTGGGTTAAGCACTGTCGTAAGGATGGTGTCAAAACGATAGGACAGTTCCACGATGAAATTATCACTTTGGTAAAAGAGGGAAAGGAGACACAAGAGAAGATTAGTATGGAAGATAGTATAGAGCGGTTGAACGATGAGTTGCAGCTAAATGTCCCATTGGGTATTGATGCTCAGTTCGGTAGTAGCTATGCTGACATACACTAAATAAATTTAACGTGGTTTGTTATAAACACAAAAAAATGTTGCTATATATAAGTACCCACATAAGGAAAGGAACCCGACATGGGAAAGAAAGTTTACGTTGAGTGTCCAGTTAATTGGGCTAAGTTGCGTGAAGAAGACCGAGACATGGGTAAGAACATGCAGGAAGGTTCTGATGCACGAAACAAGATTGACGAAGTACAGGGACGTTACACTGTACAACTAATGCTTGATAAGGATACTAAGAAGAAGATGGTATCTGATGGCGTACCTAACAAGGGTATGCAAGCACAGTTGTTCAAAGAAGATCAAGATGGTGTTGAATACTTCTCAGCACGACGAGGACACTTTAACCCTAAGTTCAAGGATCAGAACACAGGGGAAATGGGAGTAGTAATGGGACCACCTCGTGTACTTAAAGAAGACGCTGACGGTGTTCTAGTTGATTGGGACTTTGAGACAGATGGTCTTATTGGTAACGGTAGTAAGGTTGTAGCAAAGCTAGATGTATGGGACAATAAGCTGACTACCTTAGAAGCAGTTAAGGTCGTAGAACACGTACCCTACGAAGCAGACGGGAGTGCTTTCTAATGACTAAAGCCACCATCATCTTTGAAACCTCGGAAGAGGTAGATGGGTACGAAAGTAAGACTACTGTTGAGCGTCACAATGTAGACACTCTTGAAAATCTTGCATACTTCTACAGTGAGGCTACAGTGGCAGGGGGCTGGACTTACGTTAAGGCAGTGGCCCTAGAGAAAGAGGATGAGTCTATTGTCTGGTCCGACATTTGAGCCTAAACATGTCTTAGTTGATGGTGACATTGTTGCGTACAGGGCTGGATTTGCCTCAGAAGGTAAGACTAGTGCAGATGCAGAGGACAAGGTAGACGAGGTTATGAACTTTATAGCTTCCAATACTATGTCCTTCCCTGTGCCTGACAGGTTCCATACGTTCTTAACTGGGACTGATAACTTTAGGTTTGAAATAGCTAAGTCGTATCCCTACAAGGGGAATAGGAGTAAGTCAGAAAAGCCTGAGTATCTACAACATTCAAGAGATTATCTAGTGTCCAAGTACAAGGCAACTATAAGCTACGGAGAGGAAGCTGATGATCTTATAGCTAAGGCGGCAACTAAATTTGGGCCTAGTACTGTTGTAGCTTCTATTGATAAGGACATGCTACAGATACCTTGCTGGCACTATAACTTTGGTAGGGATGAATGGTCACAGGTAGATGAGTGGGGCGGTTCTAAGTTCTTCTATACTCAGATACTAACTGGGGATGCAGCCGACAACATAAAAGGGATCAAAGGTGTTGGCCCTGTTAAAGCTGGTAAGTTGCTTAAGGATTGTACAACAGAAGAGGAACTGTGGTACGCTTGCTTAGAGGCTTATGATGGTGACTATGACCGTGTAGTAGAAAATGCTAGACTACTGTGGCTAAGGAGAAGAGAGGAAGAGTTATGGGAGCCTCCAACAGTGAGAGACGGAGACACGCAATAAAGAACGGATACCGCTCTGGCTTGGAAGAGGATATATCTAAAGACTTGACTGAACGGGGTGTAGACTTTGAGTATGAGAAGCTAAAGGTAAGATGGCAACTCTTAGAATATAAGACCTACACCCCAGACTTTAAGTTACCTAACGGTATTATCATTGAGAGCAAGGGAAGGTTTGTTGCAGCAGATCGTAAGAAGCATCTTAAGATTAAGGACCAACACCCGTTCCTTGATATTAGGTTTGTCTTCTCTAACTCTAAGGCTAAGTTAAACAAAGGTGCAAAGAGTACTTATGGGGATTGGTGTGACAAGCACGGTTTCTTATATGCAGATAAAAGGATACCCGACGAATGGTTGTTGAAAACGTAGCTACCTTTAAGGTACACAAAGTAAAGGATGGTCCCTACCAAGACGAAGAGGATGGTATGTGGTGGTTGTTATGTTGGGTAGAAGATTGTGACCCAGAAGACCCAGATGATGCTATGTTTGATGAGGAAGTTCCATTCTCTACATTCACTAACGCATACAACTTCAAGAAACACTTTGAGAGTTCTATTGACCCTATCTTAATAGAATTTCGTGCTGGGATGGAGATTAAGTATGACGGGTAAAACAGCTATTGTGTTCTCTTGCGCTCATGTAGACCCATCAGTAGGAAATGAAAGGTTTGATTGGCTAGGGGAACTTATCTATGAGGTCAACCCACACTACATCATTGACTTAGGTGATGGTGCAGATATGAAGTCCCTTAACACTTTTGACACACGCTACCCACAAGCTATGTGCGCTCAGAGTTACGAGGCAGATATAGACCACTACAACGAAGCTATGGACCGCCTGAGACGTAAGCCCAGTACCCGTAAGTATAAGGTGCCACAATGGTTTGGGTTTGAGGGTAACCATGAACATCGTATCAAACGGGCTATAGCACATGACCCACGACTAGAAGGAGACAAGTACGGTATTTCATATAGTCACCTACAGACTGACCACTGGTTTGATGAATACCATGAATACGAGAACTCCGCACCATCTATAAGGGATTACGATGGAATATCATATGCTCACTTCTTCAGTTCTGGTAACTATGGTACTGCTATGTCAGGGCTACATCACGCTAATTCCCTAATGGCTAACAGGAACCACAGCAGTACGTGTGGGCATAGTCACAAGCGAGACCTTAAGTTTAGGGATGGAGCACACCCTAATGGTATCATGGGGCTTGTAGTAGGCTGTTATAAGGGTGCAGCAGAGTCTTGGGCTGGGCAAGCTAACAACGATTGGTGGAAGGGTGTTGTCATTAAGAGGGATATTTCTGGTGGCATGTACGACCCTGAGTTTATATCACTTCAACGGTTAAAGGAGTTATACGGTAATGGGGAAGCGTTCTAACTTCAAGAGAGTACCAAGGGACTACTATCCTACCCCAATACAGGCTGTAGAGCCTCTGATACCTCACCTGCCATACTCCTTTGACTACTTGGAACCATGTGCGGGTGATGGTAGGCTTATATCACACATAAGTCAGTTAACCAGTGGGCTAGGGGAATGTATAGGTGCCTACGACATAGAACCAAGGCATGACTATGTACAGAAGATGGATGCGCTAACTATAGAAAGTGTCTCAGGTAGTTTTAGCAAGGACTTCTTTGCTATTACTAACCCACCTTGGGACAGGAAGATACTACACCCGTTAATAGATAACTTCTTAGGTATATGTCCTACTTGGTTGTTGTTTGATGCGGATTGGATGCACACTAAGCAGTCAGCTACATTTATGACTTATTGTAAGACGGTGGTTAGTGTAGGAAGGGTTAAGTGGATTGAGGGAAGTAAGAGCCAAGGTAAGGATAATTGTGCTTGGTATCTTTTCGACTTTAGTAATGAAGAACAGACGCAGTTTTATGGGAGAATGATACAATGATCACACAACAAGATATAGAAGATTTCGCTGAGTATAATAATAATAGTAAAGAGGCCAACATGTACTTGTTCTATACTCTCTCTGAGATGGTGAAGGAGTTTATGGAAGCTATGGGTCAGCCCGTTGCAGTAAAATACGGGTCTAATAGGGAGTTGGAAGGTCTTCGTTGGTTACTTTTAAAAGAAGAGTATAATGAAGTTAGGGATGCAGATTCGGCTGCTGAACTTATTAAAGAACTTTGTGACTCGATATACGTCTTGCTTGGTTGGGGTATTACATATGGCTGGGATATGGAAGAGGCTTTTCGTAGGGTCCATGCGTCTAATATGTCTAAGCTAGGGGAAGATGGGAAACCTATTAAACGACGAGACGGTAAAGTTCTAAAGGGACCAAACTACTTTGAGCCTAATCTGTCTGACTTAGTATAAGGAAATAAAGTATGAAGAGTAACTACCTGCCCACAGACTATCAGACCTTTATTGCTACTAGCCGCTATGCACGTTGGTTAGAGGAAGAAGGACGCCGTGAGACATGGGGGGAGACAGTTGGTCGTTACATGACTAATATCGTATCTCCTTGGTTAACACCTACCATAGAAAAAGAAATCTGTGACGCTATCCTT